CAAGGCCGAGACAGGTGGAACCCTGAAGGCGCCGGTCAAGTCTGGCGACAATCCCCGCCGCGCCAGTTTTCTGGCTAGAATGGGCAACATGCCGGGGCCAATGGCAAAACCTAACGGGGAACCGACGCGGTTGGCGCTGTCTTTAAAGGCGTGGGGAGCCAGTTCTAAGGCTGATGCTAAGTCAAAGGCCGCGGCGATCTCGAAGCGGAATAAACGGTGAGAATTTACTTTTTCTTTATCGCAAAGAGTGATTAAGAGCCAAAACTACATATGGCAAAAGGCATAAAGACTGGCGGCGGTAGTCGGCAAGGTAAGCCGAACAAAAGCACACAAGACGTGCGCGAGGCGATTGCGCTGATCGCGCAGCGTAATGTGGGCAACTTTGAGACATGGATTGGTCAGGTTGCTGCGACTGATCCCTACAAAGCCGCTGATCTGTTTCTGAAAGCTATCGAATACCACATTCCAAAGCTCGCAAGGTCTGAAATCACTGGCAAAGACGGTGGGGATATTATGGTCCACATCAACAACCAGGACACCGACCTTGTTTAGCGCCACAGCAGCCCAAAACAGAGCAACTGGGTTGATGACCGGCGATGCCAAGCATGTCATGCTGGTTGGTGGAAGTAGGTCAGGCAAAACGTTTGTGGCACTCCGAGCACTCATCATCCGGGCTACTCTGGCGCCTAAGTCTCGGCACGTTGTCCTGCGGTTTCGGTTCAATCACGTTAAATCGTCGGTCATTCTGGACACCTTTCCAAAGGTCATGAGCCTGTGCTTTCCGCAGCTCACCTACGTCATCGACAAGACTGACTGGTATGCAACTCTGCCGAACGGTTCCCAAATCTGGTTCGGCGGGCTGGACGACAAGGACAGGACTGAGAAGATTCTGGGCCAAGAATACGCCACGATATTCTTCAACGAATGCTCACAGATACCCCTTTCGGCTCGTAACATGGCGGTTACACGACTCGCACAGAACTGCACCGCAACGGTAGGCGGCCAACCGCGGCAGATGCGTCTGAAGGCGTTTTACGACTGCAATCCTCCGAGCATGGCGCACTGGACGTATAAAATGTTTGTCAAGAAGATCGAGCCAGAATCGGGCAAAGCATTGGCTGACCTGGTCAACTTCAGCATGATGACCATCAACCCCCGCGACAATCTGGAGAACTTGCCGCCGGACTACATCAAAGAACTGGAGAACCTGCCAGCCAGGATGCGGCAACGGTTTCTTGAGGGCAAGTTTGCAGACGTGGCCGCAGGTGCGCTCTGGAACATTGAGATGATCGACACGCACCGCGAGACTTCTGGCCTGCCAGACATGTTGCGGGTGGTCGTTGCTGTCGATCCTTCTGGCAGCGGCGACACCGACAACGCAGGAAATGACGAGATTGGGATTGTGGTGGCTGGCCTGGGCATTGACGGTCGGGCTTATGTGCTTGAGGACTGCACAATGAAGGCCGGTCCGAGCGTTTGGGCCAATGTCGTGGCAACTGCTTACGACCGCCACGCCGCAGATCTGGTGGTCGCCGAAAAGAATTATGGTGGTGAAATGGTTCGACATGTGATAAAAAGTGCCAATCCACACCTTAAATGCGAACTAATTAACGCATCGAGAGGCAAAGCGGTGAGAGCAGAACCCGTTTCCGCATTGACAGAACAGGGCAAGATCCGGTTCGGCGGCACGTTCCCCGAGCTTGAGGACGAGCTGTGCAGTATGACGACCAACGGTTACATGGGTGAACGCTCACCCAACCGCGCTGATGCGTTTGTCTGGGCAATGACCAAGTTATTCCCTGGCATCATCAAGACCGATGCCAAATCGCAGCGCAAGCACGTTATGCCGACTCAAAACATTAACCGCGGTGCAACCTCTTGGATGGGAGCGTAATGAAAACCGGACTGTATGCCAACATTAATGCTAAACGCGACAGAATAGCCGCGGGCAGCAAAGAGAAGATGCGTAAGCCTGGTGCTGCGGGCGCACCGACTGCTAAAGCGTTCAAGCAGTCTGCTAAAACCGCTAAGAAGGGTAAATAATGCCCCTCGTTAAGTCACCCAGTCCGATGGCCTTCCGCAAGAACATCAAGGCCGAGGTTGCTGCTGGCAAGCCGGTCAAGCAGGCCGTTGCTATTGCCTATGCGGTCAAACGCGCTGCGGCGGGTAAGAAGAAAGGCAAGTAATGCCGGATTGGGATAAAGCGGTTTACGGTGTTGGCGTTCGGGATGTGTATCCCGGCGAGGATAAATATTTTAAAGACAACCCAAGCGTTACGGGAATGGCCGCGGAGGACAACAAGATTATTCTCAACCCGTACAGCAAACTGTCCGAAAAAGAAAAACGGTCAGTAATGATGAACGAAGCGGCGCGAGTGCATATGCGGCAGGGAATGATGGAAGCCCCGCGCTATGATTTGTCGCCAGAACAAACAAAAGCCTTTGCAAACTACAGCAAAAGTATAGAAGATCAACGGCAAACGATAGCTGCACGAATATTATCTGGCGATCCCTCGGCGCTGCAACCAACGCCAGACCAGTTAGAATATGTTGGAAAATTGCGTCAATTTATGGGCGTTGAATAGTGGCTGATCTAACATTTGTTGATATTTCAAAGTTTACGCCTAATGAGCAGGCGGCTTTGCAATATCACCGCAACCATCTGACCGGCGGCACCGGGCTAAAGAATGCGGATGGTTCGACCACTACGTTCATGGGTTCTGTTGTAGATACGCCAAGCGGGGGCGCAATGATCCTGCCTACGTATTGGCATGGTCAAGTCAGGGATGTTCCGCAGGCAATCAAGTTTGCAACCAAAAGTGGCGTAACTTTTCCTGAATACAAATCGGTAAAAGAAGCATTGGCGGCTGAACAACGGATGCACAAGATTATGGAACAAGATGTTCAATCCTACAAAGTAGGTAAATAGTGACCTATCACGACACAGGCATTAACGAAGCGGGCGCAGTCTCGTCAGGCGGCACCAAGTCTGACCGTGACAACGGCGAGATGCTGGCGACCATGCGTACGCGCCTGACGATGGCGATCGCCGCCTACTCGGATTCTCGTGAGGACGAGCTGGACGACCTGCGCTTTCGTGCTGCAAGCCCTGACAATCAATGGCAGTGGCCCGCTGACGTGCTGGCAACACGCGGCTCGGTGCAAGGCCAGACAATCAACGCCAGACCTTGCCTGACCATCAACAAGCTGCCGCAACACGTCCTGCAAGTGACCAACGACCAGCGGCAGAACCGGCCCTCGGGCAAAGTGATACCGGCTGACGACAGGGCCGACGTGGAAGTGGCTGAAATCTTTAACGGCATTGTGCGGCACATTGAGTATATCTCGGACGCTGACGTGGCCTACGACACCGCCTGCGACAACCAGGTCACCTTTGGTGAGGGTTACTTCCGCATCCTGACCGAATACTGCGACGACAACAGCTTTGAGCAGGATCTGCGGATCGGGCGCATTCGGGATTCATTTAGCGTCTACATGGACCCGACGATTCAAGATCCCTGCGGGTCGGATGCCGAATGGTGCTTCATCAACCAAGAAATTACCAAAGACGAATACGAGCGCGAGTTCCCCGATGCCGCGACACTCTCAAGCCTGGCTTACGGCGTGGGTGACGGGCAATTAAACGCGTGGATCAACCAAGACACGGTAAGAATCGCGGAATACTTCTACATCAAGCACGAAGCCAAGAAGCTCAACCAATACCCCGGCGGAATGACCGCAATGGCGGGGTCGCCCGAGGCCAAACAGATTGAAATGATGGGTTTGGCTGCAACAAAAACCCGAGATGTGGACGTGCGAACGGTCAAATGGTGCAAAACCAACGGGTTTGAGGTGCTGGAAGAACGCGATTGGGCGGGTAAATACATCCCTGTTATCCGCGTAATCGGCAACGAATTTGAAATTGATGGCCGCATGTACGTCAGCGGGTTAATCCGCAACGCCAAAGATGCCCAAAGGATGTATAACTACTGGGTGAGTCAAGAGGCCGAGATGCTGGCGTTGGCACCTAAAGCACCGTTTATTGGCTACGGCGGGCAGTTTGAAGGCTATGAGACTCAATGGAAAACAGCCAACATCAACAACTGGCCGTATCTAGAAGTTAATCCCGACGTGACCGACGGGCAAGGTGGACCGCTGCCGTTGCCGCAACGCGCACCGCCGCCGCTGGCGCAGAATGGTTTGTTGCAGGCTAAGATGGGTGCGGCTGACGACATTAAAGGCACCACAGGCCAGTACGATGCTAGCCTCGGCGCACAGAGCAATGAAGTTTCTGGCCGCGCTATTCTGGCTCGTGAGAAGCAGGGCGACACCGGCACCTACCATTTTATCGACAACCTTGCCCGAGCCATTCGTTACGCGACACGGCAACTGGTGGACATGATTCCGAAGATCTACGACACCCAACGGGTGGCAAGGATTATCGGACTGGATGGCGAAACGGATCAGGCGATGATTGACCCGACGCAACCGGAGGCGGTGCGTAAGATCGTCGACCAGCAGACCGGCGCCACCATCAAGAAGATCTACAACCCCAATGTCGGGAAATACGACGTTGCGGTTACCACTGGTCCAAGCTACATGACGAAGCGGCAGGAAGCACTTGATGCCATGTCGCGGCTGTTGCAAGGCAACCCAAACCTGTGGGCTGTAGCTGGGGATTTGTTTATCAAGAACATGGACTGGCCTGGTGCTCAAGAGATGAGCAAACGCTTTGCCAAGACCATTGACCCGAAACTGATGGACGACTCTGAAGCCTCGCCAGAATTGGCACAAGCCCAACAGCAGATGCAGGCAATGGGGCAGGAAATGCAGCAGATGCAACAGATGTTGCAAAACGTCAGCCAGTCGATGGAAGCCCAAACGCTGAAGGTTAAAGAGTTTGACAGCCAGGTCAAAGCCTACGACGCCGAGACTAAACGGATCTCGGCAGTGCAGGCCGGGATGAGCGAAGAACAGATCCAAGATATTGCAATGGGCGTGGTCGCGGCGGCAATGGAATCGCAAAGCATGATGAACCAGATGCCTGAGATGCGCGAAGAATCTATGCCTATGCAACAGGAACAAATGCCACCCGAAATGATGCCGCCTGAAATGATGCCACCGCAAGGAATGCCACCGATGGGAGCGCCACAGTGAAATGCGCTGACTTTTTAGGGATGCTGTTTCTGGCGCGGGATGTGGCGCACAGCGTTCACCTTAACACCCGCAGCTACTCCAAGCATAAAGCCCTAAACATCTTCTACGAGCGTATCGTGGGCGCGGCCGACGACTTTGCCGAAGCCTATCAAGGGCGGCATGGTTTGATCGGCCCGATCTCGCTCATGTCGGCCAAGAAAACAGCCAACATTATTGAGTTTCTGGAAGATCAACTGAAAGAAATTGAAGATGCTCGGTATGATATTGTGGATAAGTCAGACAGCTCGCTGCAACAGCTCATCGACAACATCATTGAGATATATTTAAGAACTCTGTACAAACTCCGCTTTCTTGCTTGAGGACAATCATGTCAGCCATCTATAAAAGTATCAGCGCTACCAATCAAATCAAGGTTGGGTTTACAGTTTTAAAAGGCATCTTTATCAGTTCCGCAAGCTCGACGCCTACCATTACGGTTTACGATTCCGGCACCGCTGACACCAATGACCCAACAATACTAGCCGTGTTTACCCCAACAGCGGCAACTAATCACACTTTTACCGCAAACGGCATAACGGCATCTAAAGGGCTTTACGTTGTTATATCGGGAACGGTAGCAGCAACACTCTTTTTTGAATAACCGTACTGGCGCGGTACGCCAGGGATTCTAAGGAATCAAGCCATGTCTGACGAAGTAATAGCGGAACAACCCGCGCCGGAACAGGTCGC